CTGTTATTTGAGGAATTGTTCCATCACCAGGGATTATTAAACTTCCACTTCCATACACTTTGTTTTCAGCATAAACTACTTGTAAAACATTTTGAATATTTAGAAAGCTAACCTTTTTTAAATCTCCTCCAACTTCTTGTAATACAAAATTATCTGTATTGACTGGAGTTGGTTTGTCTATAAGAGAGTTTATTTGACTTGAATTATTTATCGCTGTATCTACTTCTGTTTTATCATAATAATTATTTTCTATATACTGATTACTAAAAGCTTTATTTGGTGCAATAGTAGTATCATCAATCGCCCCTTCTTGTAGTGTAGCAACTGCTGTTAAAGCTTCATCTTTTGCAGCGACTGCTATGTCTCTTGCATCTTCTGACTCATCTCTTGCTGTTGTAGCTGTTATTACTTTTTCATTTATATCTGTAATTGCAAGATTTAACGCAGGAATAACATCATTTGACCACATATCCATTCCACGTGGATAGACAGGAATACTTCCAGCAGGAGAGTTCCACATAGTTGCAGATGCTTCTAAACCATAGTTTGATGCAACAGCAATATCATTGCCGTCTGCTTTAAGTCTTGTTATTGCTTGTGCAGTTTGCTGACCATAACCAGTTGCAGCCCAAGGAGCATTTGAAACCCAAAGTATTCTTCTTGGGTGTTGTACAACATTTTGTACAGATTGTTTTTTATTTTGTTTTGCTAAAGCTCTTTTTTGTTCACGATTCACGCAAGCACTCCATATGTACGCAGGGTGTCTCCCACCTTATTACAGATGGGAGACAAGTTAAGTCTGGGACACGGCCTGCGCTCCGTGTCTCAGACGTTTATTCAAATCAGACTCTGATTAGGAGTTTGCTGATTTGAAGTATTTAACGTGGCTTGTTTGAATTAGGTTTCCATCAACACGGAATGTTGCACGGAAAGTTACCAAATCAGATGAGAAAGCAAAATCATCTGAACGATCTAATTTCAATCCACCAACTTGGCGAACATAGTAACTTGGAAAGTTACCGAAAATCACAGGTTTGGCTGCTGATGCTGCTGAAGCCATTGCTGGGTTTTCGAATATTGGATAACCAAGTAGTAAGTCGCGAGCATCTGCTGAAAGAGATGGTGTGAACAAGTATTGTCCAGCGTTATCTTTCAACTTACGCACGTTAGCAATAGATGCAGAGTTCATTTGGAAACCAGTTCCAGGAAGTCTACGACCCATTGTGTCAATGCTGTAAACAAGATCAATCAAGTTATCAGCAGTTGGATTTAATGCAGTTCCAGTTACAGCAGAACCTGCACGGTTTACAATTCCGTTTGGTTCAACAGTTCCTGTACCTGTTGTTAATGCAGCGTTTACTGCGTAACCCATTGCGTTACCTGTTTGGGCAGCAAGGAATCCGAGAATATCTACGCCAGCATCTTCAATCAATTCACGTGAAACTTGGGTCAAGAATGAGTACTTGAATGCACCAAGAGTTACGAAAGAGTTGAATGTTGGGTCAGATTCTCCGATTGCGTTGCCCTCTGAAGTTACAGTTCCAGTTGAGTATGCACTCAATGAAGGAATTTGTAAGTTCTCGCCACCTGCTGTATTCAAGATGGTTGAAGTTTCTAGCATTGGACCAACTGTTCTAGCAAGCATAATTACTTGGTCATAGAAAGAAGTTGGAACTGGTGAACCAGTTGAACCCTTAGTTACATCACGCTTTTCGAAATCGTATGAGCGGATTTCACCACGTGCCATTGCACGGATTGCTTCTGCATCATTTTTTTCGTTGCGTACTTCTGCAACTGGGCGTGCTTGGTTTTCTAAACCTTTCATTGCTTCAGCAGCGCGCACTTCGCGATCTGCATCTGCTTTTAAGGTTTCGATTACCTTTGCGCGTGAATCTAGGTCAGCAGAAATACGTTCGTATTTTGCATTTTCCTCAGCAGTTAAATCGCGCTTTTCTGCTGCTGCTCCGTCAAGAAGTGCTTTGGCTTCTGCCCAAGCATTTTGACGTGCTTCGTGCTGTTGTTTAATGTATTCAGACATTCTGAATCTCCTTATAGGATGGATTTGTATTTGTGAATCTGCGAGGCTCACTCGACAGTAAAAATGGTGGTGGCATCCACGCAACCACCATTAGTCTAACAAACTTTTAACGTGTCTCTTTTACTTCTTGAATTCTTGTTTCTTTAACAGGTTCAAACTTTTTTATTTCAACTGGTTTATCAATGTTGATTACAGCTTCAGCCATAGCATCTGCTAGTTCAGCGATAACACCAGATTCAGGATAACCTGCTGTTTTAAGAATTGCGTCTTTTACTTTTGCTTTATCCATTGTTATACAGCCTTATATAGTAGGTCGATTTGTTTACGTTTGATTTCAAGTAACTCATCAGGAGACGGAGTGTTCTCTCTCAACTTAGTAACAACTTCTTGTAACAAGTCTGCTTGGATATCAGGAAGTTTCTCACCTGATTCAAGTTTAGTTAAAGCATCAGCCAAAGCATCAACATCAACATTTGTTCTAGTAGCCAAAATATCTAATGAACGAACTGATGCAGTAGTTGCTTCGTAGGCTGGAAAACCTGTAACAATAGAAACTTCGTGTAAACGAATTTCTTTTAATTCACGTGTCATACCATCATCAGACCAAGAATCGCCTCTTGATGGAACAGAGAAACCAAAAGACATTGCGTGAACATCTCCACGTTTCATAAGCACAGCCAAATCACGACCAGCAGTTGTGTCAGGCAAAGTTGCTTCAGCAAGTAAACCTTTTGAATCTTCTGTAAGTCTTAAAGTCTTTGAACGAGTTGATGCCAAAACTTCATCCATATTGTGATTCTTAAATAATTTAACTTCATTGCGTGATTTCAATGATCTTTTGAAAGCACCAGGCATAATTCTTTCAATGAAAGGTAGTGGTTCTGAATCGCTATTGAAAACTGCTGCGTAACCTGTAAAACGCATTCCATCAGCTTCTGAGGCTTCAACTCTTAATTCGAAATCAACATCAGTTTTAACTCTACGTTCAACTTGATTCACTAGAATTAACTTTGCACCAAGGTAATACAATTTGGTGTGTATCAACAAAAAATAACCATAGTATTAGTTGGATTGCGCAGGTTCTATAAATGCCTTATTTCATCACCGATTCATCACCTGATTGTTCAGGTTGGGCAACTATTAAAGAAGATGGCGAAGTTATGGGTTGTCACACAACAAAACAAGATGCAATTGACCAAATGATTGCCATTTCAATTGCTGAAGAAATTGAACCAGGTGGAGAACGCGCCAGACCTGATGAATTAAAAGAGGGCGATTTTGTTTCTTGGAATTCAAGCGGTGGTCGTGCGCGTGGTCGCATTGAACACATTATGAGAGAAGGAACTCTTGGTGTTCCTGATTCAGATTTCTCTATCGAAGCAACACCTGATGACCCTGCTGCTCTTATTAGGATTTATGCTAGAGAAGGTAATGGTTGGGATGAAACCGAAACTCTTGTTGGTCACAAGTTTTCTACATTGACTAAAATAAATGATTTACCTGAAAATACTTTAGATGATGACGAAGATGAAGATGAAGGTGAAGAACGTCAAGTTAATTTGACACCACCAGCTTATATGCGTGCTGCTGCTCGCAGAGGACTTGAACTCAATCGTCAAGGTTTTGGTGGAGATGGTCTTACAGATAAAACTAAACAAGAAGCACGTGATATGGCTGATGGTCGTGTATCTGAAGATAAATGGCGCAGGATTGCCCCTTGGATTGCTCGTCATCTTGTTGATTTAGATGCACCAAAAAATAATAATCCTGATGACCCAGGTTATCCTGGTGCTGGACTTGTAGCTCATTTGCTTTGGGGAAGTGGCCCAAGTAAACGTGCCGCGCAAAGAACTTTAGATTATGCCCAAGGTGTCATTGACAGGTTAGATGCGGAAGAAAATCAAGCACGCTGGTCATCAATCAATGTAAACTTAAAGAACAAAGAAAAGGAAAACCAAGTGAATAAAGTTGAACGCAGAGTTAAAACTGATGTTGATTTTGAATTAAGAGTTGAATAAGCGTATTCAATTTTTTCAATATATGGTCTTAGAGTGTGAACAACAAAGTTAATATTGTTTTGTTCAACTGATGCGTAACTTTGCGCACCTGGAGTTGAAACACCAATCATATTTAATGGCACTCTAAATATTCTGGCTATTTGTTCAACTTGGAATTTTTGTGATTCAAGCATTTGTGCTTCATCAGGATTTACACCAGTTTTAACATATTTAGCGCCAGCAGAAAGAATTCCAGTTTTATGTGCTTTCCTGAAACCTTTATGTTCGTT